TTTGCCAAAGACAAAGTGTCGTCAATATTAATAGCAACGTTGTTATTAGTTACTACTGTTCTTAAACCATTACCACCCGAAAAAGTTAAAGTGTCAGCTAGGATTGATACAGAATCAGTTCCAGAGTCGCCAGCCAAAGCAATGTTAGTAGCAACACTTATTTCTCCAGCAGAGTCAAGTCTACCATCCGAAAGTATTTTTATTTGTGGTATTTTTGTGGCTGAACCATAAGTTCCAGCAGTAACATTAACAGGAGGTAAAGCATCCGAGGCTTCCCATTTGCCAACAGACGAATCATACGCAAGAAGGTTGCCGTGTGATGCACCCGAAACATCTACGTCAGATAAACTTGCAAATGATCCACCAGATTGAACAATGCTACGTATTGGTGCGCCAACAACCACTTTTTTTACTTGAGTTTCATTCAACCCAGCGATTATGACAGTTCTATCAACCATAGCTTTGTATTACCTTGTAATCGATGCGTTTACGTTAATTCTTCCTTCTAACACTCTTTCAACAATTAACGTAGAAGAGCTATCAAGATACTGTATTTCAGCATCGTAAAGGTATCGACCAGGTTTAAGTATTTCAGTTTGAGCATTAGTCAAAGAAAGATTTACAATGCCTGATGTCGCAGGGCTTGTAATCACGGCTAAGAAATCGTGGCTATCTGCACTATCAGAATTTATTGATCTTTTTAATTTTGCTTTAGCAGAAAAATTAGTTAAATTCTTAGCAGTATCATCTATTGAGTTTACTAAGTGTACTTCAATAGCTACGTCAGTACCTTGATCTATTTCAATTTCTTCGTATTGTGCCATGAATGGTACCTTTACTTGTGTTCTTTACATTATTTATAACAAATATTTCCCCATACCAGAATAAAAAATAGATTCGTGGCAAGAATTAAATACACAAATAGCTTTACTTTCATCATAAAAAACTAATACTTTACCGATCACAGCTCCACCAGCTGCTAATGTAGACTCTGTGTCTAATCTAATAAAGTAAGATTTATCTGGATCAATGTGAGGTGTAAGTTTACATCTAAAATACCAATCATCTTCACTTAAACTACAAAAATTAGCACTAGGAATTTCATAGCTAAAAAATCTATCAATGCCATGATATAGATTAGTATAAAGTTTTATTGATTTTACAAACTTATTATATAAGTCTTGATTCTCATTGTTGTACCAAACCATAATTGAAGAATTGTAATAAGGTTTGGTCTGTTTCGAAAACTCCTGAGAAGGGTTGTTCGAAACTCCCTCAAAAACTTGATCTATTAGAGTTAGTTTATTATGTGACGCTTCATCAAATAGATGATCGATATTATTTTGTATCACTACATCTAAATCTAAATAAAGATTGACACCATCATAATCATTTTGTTTAAACATGGTAAGTTTCCACCACCAAGCTTTTAGATCGAGTCGTGTGTCTAATGAAACAATGTTTATTCTTTCGTCAACACCCTCAGAATCTTCTGTATAACAATAAAAGTTAAATGGCAAAGTGATGTTTCTCTCTGCCATTCTATAAAGTCTATTTACATGTTCAGCAGTAAACTTGTCACCCCATTTAACACATACTACGTTGTGTTCCAAATCTTTTGTACCCATTCTGCTTTGTCCTCAATCATATTGTCGTCATATATGAAATGTACTAGCTTGATTTGATCGCCAAACTTCTCTTGAGTTATCAAAGGCTTGTTATAGTAATCGTAGTATTTATTTATTATATCCTTGTTGTTTCTGGACGAACCTTCTGTATGAACACCTAACCATTGGCCTGGGAGTTCCTCTATAAAGTAATTAGAATCAGTAACAAAGTTTTGTTCGCCCATTCCCATAGTACCAACTAATTTTCCATAGTGATTAATCCAGAAATCAGGATTAGAATAAAATTTGTCGTAAACGGCAAGTTGATTATAACCAGGATTAATTTTATAAAACCCACCATTATATTTACAACCACTGTTTTTCCACCATCTTGGAAACGCTCCAATATGATTTTCTACAATGTCATAGTTGAATAGTTCATCTAGGCTTCCATTAACAATAATATCTATGTCCATAACAATGCAAGGATCTTGGCGTTTAAAAAAAGATATTTTATCCCAATGACCATTAGGGCAATCAGTCTTTACAATAAAGTTAAAATCGCCAGAATAATTCCTAGCTATGCCATTTTGTAAATTGTCAATATATTTTGAGCTATACTTTTCACCGAAATGTGTTACGCATATATCAATCATTCAATGCCTATTTCTTCTAGTACGTCTTCCCAAAAGCCTTTACTTGTTTGATCAAATACATAAGACACTGTAAATCTCCAACAATCAGTAGAAGCCATATGATACACCAAGTTTTCAGGACCATCTTCATATGATCCAAAGTAAAAGCCTTTAGCTTGCCAACCTACTTTATCTTTTACTAAAACTTCTTCACCAGTTTTAGGATCTACATGTTTCCAATACCCATCACCAGTTTCAGACCAAGTTAAAACTATATTGTAACTTGGTGCGTTTGCATTATTATGCCAACCAATGTAGCCACCAGGAGGGTACACAGCCGCCAAAGCATTAGCTCTAGTGCTTAAAATAGAAGACAACTTTTTATTAAGCCTTATGTAGTTGTCATTAAAGTATTTCTCTTTGATTTTATCATCGTCTGTCCTTGGAGTTCTATCCCAATAATCAGATGTTTTTACTTGCTTAAATGTATACCCATAAAGACATTCAGGATAACCATCGTGGTCTTTATAATCAGCCATGATTTTCTTTTTGTATGCGTCACTTATATTTTCTTCACGTTTGTTTTTTTCGTTGTTTGCATTTATAAGATAAGCATGTTTTTTAAAAGATTCTAAATCGTTATACCAAAGGTCTTTAAACTCATTGAGTGTATCAAGAACTTCGTTATTAACAATGTTAACACTTGTCATAGTCTTTGTCATTCTTCAATACCGATCATATTTTGCTATTAAACCGCTGTAGTGTTGGATTATAACACCTTTCTCTGGCTTTGTAAACCCTTTAATTTCATACGTCATATACCAATTCCATCTCTCACCATCTTCAAAGGAACCTACTTTAAGATCTTTATAATAAGGGTGTTCCTCTGTTAAAAACCATAAAGTGAATTGATCGAATTGACGTAATACTTCTGGATGCAAATCAAAATCTTGTTTACCATCTTTATATGCAGGCCACCAATTTCCAGCAAATTGATTGCGGTAATATTCGTTCCACATTTTCATAAAACTTTGAACTATAGGTTTTCTAATATCATAAAGAACTATGCCACCACAAAGTTTCATTTCTCCACCACGCCACTTACGAATTGCAAACAAAGAATCTTTGTCCACAGGCAAATCAACAAAGGCTATGTCGTTTCCTTTAAGTTGATCAAATGCAAACTCAATATCTTCATGTATGATTTCTACGTCAGCGTCAACATACATTGTAATATCAAAAGGAGTCTTATCTAAAGCCCATAGCTTTTCTCTTACATGGTCACCGCAATATATTAAGTGGTCCGCAATAGATTCGCGCCCATCACAGAAAGCTTCCTCTGTAACAAGACAAACTTTAGCGTCTGGATAGTTATCTCTAATAGAATTTATTGCGTTTATAGCTAAATCAAAAAACCTAGGTTTAGTAGATGCTACAAGTAAAAACCCTTTAGTCGGTTCCGTTTTCATTATTTAATACTTCCATCACAATCATCATACAATATACATTAACTTCAACGACGTTTTGAGCTTTTCTTAATTTAGATTTTAAAACTCTATTAGTAGAATTTTTAATAGCGTCTATCTCGAAAGCAGAAATCTTAGCTTCAAATAGTTGTTGAAGGTCTTTTGCTCTTGCTCTTTCTAATCTTGCTTGTTCTGCTTCAGTGCGTTGAACTAATTTCTTTTCGTTACGTTCGTTAGTGTTGGCAGTGATTGCTTCAAAAGTTATAGCATCAAGAACTTCTTTAAAGTCTGGATTTTCATTTCCATCAACATCAAATTTATTTACAGTAAGTTGTTGAGTAGTAGAATTTTCATTCTCATCGACAATCGTTAAAATTGTTGTTATTCTATTTTGATCATAACTTTCCCAAAAGGACTTTTTATCCCAAGTGCGATTATTCATAGTATTCTCCATTACTTTTAATTATATATATCAGTTATTATAACACATTTAAGCTTTACGTACATACAAAGTATATGTTTCAATTGTACCAACGCCAGAACCAATAGTTTCGCCTGCATAGTTACCAGTATAAGCACCAGTGTAGTTGCCAACGTAGTTACCAGTATAAGCACCAGTGTAGTTGCCAACATAGTTACCAGTATAAGCACCAGTGTAGTTACCAACATAGTTACCAGTAAACGTTGCCGCACCTAAGAAGTTTGCCACATACTGGAATTGTTGACCACCGCCTTCATAATAAATAACTGTACGCACTCTTTGAAAGTTTGCACCATTTGGATTTACATAACCTGCTGAGTAAGTACCAGCATAAGTACCAGAATAATCTGCTGAGTAAGTAGCTGAGTAAGTACCAGAATAATCTGCTGAGTAGGTACCAGCATAAGTCCCAGAATAATCTGCTGAGTAGGTTACATCTGAAGTTGTTTTCTTTGTATCTGTTGCTGTACCTTGTGCTTGCCAAGTTCCAGTTGCAGATGGTACACCATTAGCAGATGATCTTAATTGATATGCACCAACATTATTTGCCGCCGCCATTGTGTACTTTCGTAACCAAGTACCGAATGTATGTTTAATTTCTGCATCGTCCATTTCTTGTAGACCATCGAAGCTTGAATCGTCATTTTTTATCTTGACAGGACGAACTGCTGTAGGAGCCGTCATTGTTTGACGTTGCCAAATACTATGTGTGATTGTGCTACCATTTGATGCTTGTGTGTCAGTAAAGACGTCTGCCAAATGTTCGTCGTAATCTGAACCAGGAGTAGACGAGGCTAACTTGTAAGTGCCTGGATAATTGCCTGCGAATACCACAGCAGACAAACGAGCTAAAAGCGTATTCATATTTGCATCTGTGAATTCATCTGTTGCGGTGTTATCATCATCCCACGTTATAGGTCTGTGAAAATCGCCACCATTAGTTGCTACAGAACCAGACTTTTGAAATAGAACTGTATTAGTTGTACCTGTACTGATACCAGAACCTGGATGTGTGCCAATTGCTTGGTTGAAGAATGTGTTTGAGTACGTTCCTATATTAGTAGAACTTGAATTAGATGTTGTTAAAGCGGCTACAGCAGTTTGAGCTTGTGCGGCAAGATGTAATCCAGCTTGATACGAAAGATATGCTTCCTCAGTCGTGGTCATCTCTTTCAAGTTACCATTGGTATCACTTAATTTAATTGGGACACTCATCTTTTATTCCTTATGTGTTCAGTAAAGTACCAGCTGCGTTATACACATTTGGTAATCGTCTATTCAACTCATTTACAGAGCTTACCAGCGATGTTTTGTTTGTAGTAGTCAAAGATGCCAATGAAAGAACTCCACCACTATCACCATAAAAATTAGTCCTTAATGATAATACATCACTATCAACATCTGAGTGGACTTTATTAACAGCAACAACAAGTGATGTTGCAGAGTCCGTCAAAGATGTAAGATCACCTTGCAATATTCCAAGTTGATTTGTTTTATCTCTCCAACTAGCAATTGTAGTTGAAAGATCAACGTTGATTAATGACATGTCATAACTTCTCTATAATCTGGCTTAACATCATTTTAATATCTTTTACATCACTTTTAAGCTGGTTAATTTCTTCCCTTTCAGCCGCCTTAGTCTCTCTTTGGTTTACCCTGAGGTTCTTAATGCGATTGATCTCAGTGCTATTTATATTAATTATAGCACCTGTATTTTTATCTCTTGCTAATCCGCTATGACCTTCTACCTTCACTAAATCCATTATGTGCCTAATGCAATAGTTCTTAACGCTTTAAATCTAGGTACGTCTGTTGACGATGTTGAACGCATTACTATTTTAATTTGGTAAGTAGTAAATGGTGCAAGGTCTCCTTGATATGTTCCACCTATGACATATTTATACTCTCTGAATACGTTATAATTTGTATCAATAGGAAGCGTATTATGATTTGAATCAGGTTCTACTTTTGATGCCTCTATCCAAGCAGTGTCTTCAATGCTTACGTCACCACCAGCATCTAACACTTTATAGAAAAGATCAAAGTCTGTACCCTGAGGTCTATTGACATCAACAAGGACTTTAATACCAGTTGCAGGTTCAGCTAATAAAACAGGTATTGATATGTGTTTAGCCAAGGTAGATCCAAAGTTTGCAACTGTCTCAGCTACATAGCTTAATGGGACGTTAAATCCAGTTGTTGCCGCTGAATCTGGATTATCAATAATGTTGTGGACTGATATAACAGAAGCTCTTTGTAAGTCTACAGAAGGAGCCGCATATGAACTTGTTGTCACTAACTCCAAATCAATAGTATAAGAAGACCTAGTAAGGGCTGTGTCTCTAACAGCAGTCGCAATAACAGCTGGAGAATTTAAGAACGTATCCATTTTGTTTGCTGTTGCGTGTTTAGGTAAAGTCCCATAAGCAGTTTCACCACCACCAAAAGATTTAGAAGTTGTTAGACCAGCTACCATGCGATGATTTGTGCCATTTGGTTGAAGTATTTCAATATTAGGCTTAAAGCTATCTATGATATATTGTTGTGTAGCAAGGATGCTATTACCACCACCGAATATAGCTGAGTCTGCCGAACTGTCCATTTCAAATTTATAGCCAGTACCATCAATGTGAGTAACAGCTCTTGATCCTAAGATACTTGCACCTAAAACACCATTGATGCTAGTAGCAGAATCTAACCCACTTGAGTCAGAAGATATATGTACGACGTCATTTACTTGAAAGCCGTGGTTAGGATGTGCAACAGTAACAGTTGCATCACTTGCCGCAAATAGAAACGGATTACTTGTTAATGATTTTACAGGTGGCGGAGCCGCATTAAATCTTACTAATGCGTTAGTGCCTGTGAAGTTGGCTCTATATACTTTAAAAGTTAAATCACGAGTCTGATCCGCTTCAAATACTCTACCATTAGCAGACTTAAAGAATACGCCTGCGTATGGATCTGTTTGAAGTCTTTCTGTTGTTGAACCTAGTTTGAAGTCACCTAACTTAGCAGTCCACACTTGATATGCATTACCAAGAGCATTTGATTGTATGCAAATAGCAAAGTCTTTGCCACCTTCAAGGTATACTGGTTCTTCAAAAGTGAAAGTTGTTTCTGTAGCCGCTGTAGCAGACACAGTTATGTCACTTGCCGCTTTAAAAGAGACACTGTTTTCGATTATCTTACTAGAATCAGGAACACCATTAACAGTAGGTCTTATACTAAGTTGAACAGGATAGTCTGCATCTGCCGCTTTAGTTGCAAAATAGATACCTATTTTAGTTATGTATATTCCTGAAACCTGATTGACCCTAAACGTTTGGGCAATCGGTTGGATTAATTCAGAAGTAGATGACATTTATTAGTCCTTTAAGTGTTTTTACCATATTTTTTTAGTTTATTAATCCGACCTGTTCTTTATTATAGGTAGGCTTGCGCCCCTTTTTTGCTCTGTGTTTGAGCATTAACTTTGTCATTATACTTATCTGTACCGACTATCTCACCCTTATCATAACTGGCCCCATTTCCAGCAAAATCACGATGGTCGTTATCGCCAGAACTAGTGTTGTTGTAACTAGGATCTTGTGTAGTTTGAACTGTTGTTTGAATAGCGTGCCTTCTAGTGTGTTTAATATCTTCTTGATAATGTTGCATAGTACCAGTTGAAACAAAGTCAGACGATGCGTATGATGTTGCGTTAACTCTATTTAGCTCACTAATATCTATAAGCGTAAATTGTCTTGTTCCTGTTAAGAATTTAGTTGCATTCTTATTTGGCACAAAGATAATACCTTCAATTGCACCATTAGCATCTGATAATATGGATGCAGTCTTACCGCCTAAAGTAGGTGGGAATTCTGTTTCATTGATGTACTTATCACCAGGATCAAGATAATTAGAATTAGTCGCTTGTGCCGCAAAGTATTGGAACTTTCCTGAACCTGTTTGAACAAAAGCAGAAATATCAGTTTCGTCATAGAATGGGAAGTAACGAGTATTAGGTCTCAAGCCTTGCGCTTTAAAGAATATAAATCGTTCTCTTTGGTATTGAATAGATGTTTCATAAAGTATTTCGTCTGCCATTGATGTCACGACTGTTTCACTCTTGACAATTGTACTTGTTACAGTAGAAGTCGTTCGACCATTCTTTGAAGTCTTACTTTCAGAGTAACCAGCTTTTAATGAATCTGCTTGTACACCTGACCAGTTAAAGCCCCAATCATTCCACAAGGAAGTGTTTGCTGGGTCTAGCTTTGTTCCGCCGTCAACAATCTTAGCAGGTAAACGAGAGGTGTCGAACCATGTATCAGTAGATGGTGACATTTTAATATGCCCAATAGTCACACCTAAGTTAAATGCGTTTACTGATGTTGCACTGGATGCCTGAGTATTTGAAGCATATACAACTTCTTCATAAAGAGGGTATACTGTATCGCCTATTAAGGACACACGATCAGAAGCATCAGAGTCATAAACAAGTTCAGAACTGTTTGCAACAAATGATGGTCTTAATTCTCTATTGAATACATCAGTAGATGCACGATAATCTAATGCAGTTCTTAAACTTTGTGAGTGGTCTGTAAAGTTGTCGGCAGTTAGGCCAACTTTTAGACGATTAACACCAGCCGAGTCAAGAACTTCTAAAGTAGCAGTTTCTAGCTCAAGCATGTTTAATGTAGTAATTTCTTCAATCTTGTCCATACGTGTTTCAAGATCAGATATATCTCTCATAGTGTAACGTCTGTTATCAACATACGTCATAGATACATCGCTATCATTCAATGTGTAAGGATTTATAGATAGTCTAGCAAGTTCCATTGCATTATCAGGAACGGATGGGTGTATAGGAAATAATGACCTTTCACCAGCAACCGCTTCAAATGTGCCTGCTTTATTCAATACAATTCTGTAACCTTGACCAAGATAGTAAGCAATGTCTGTAGTAATAAGATCAGTGTTAGCTGGAATTTCTACAGTTACCGCACCAGTTGAAGTAAAGTCAGATGCAGTGTTAGCACGTAAAGGTCTAAAGTCTAATACGTCTCTTAAAGAAACAGTCTCACCATTCTTTTGTCTGTATGATGGAATGTCTTCATATTCAACTTGACCAGTGTAAGAATTTACAGCAAAGAAGTCTCCGCCAGCTCCGTGTGCAAAGTGATCAAAGTTAACATAAACATCACCGCTTGGAGCAGAAAAGCCAGCACGTAATGTTAGAATGCCTTCCGAATAGAAGTTATCTCTTTGTCCATTGTCAAGTACATAATAGTCTGTAATGACATTACCAGCAGATGTAGCATCTCGTACTTCATTAATTCTAAATATGTCACCACGCTCTAGCTGAACTGTGTCGTCACTTTCAGGAGAAATAGTAGCCGTTCTATTTGTTAATGCTTTAGTTTTTACTGTGGCAGCACCTTTGTTGACATAGGCTAACAATGAAACAGCAGAAGATTTTTGAAGCGTTCCTAATGTAACACCTGTAGTTCCGTTACCACCAGCAGTCACAGTAATCGCACTTTCTACACCAGAAGAATCTGTTGATAGTAACCAATTTGTAGAGTTGGCAAAAGTCTCGCCTGTTGCAGACAATGAAAGAGCCAATGTAGCGTTAGCCGCTGCAGTACCAGTGAAACGTCTTTGTGTCGTCAATGATATGTCAGTTATGGCAGAAGGTCTGATACCTGATAAAGGGAACAATAAGTTATTATTAGAAGTGTCTTTTATTACAGCAACACTATTTTCAAGAACAAGATCAGCATAGTTAGTAGTGCTAAGACCTATACTTCTAACAGCACTAAACTGTTTAGCCGAAGCCATTACAACATCAAAGATGTATATTCTATAATACAAACCAAATTTCTCAATAGACCTTATTCTAGCCGTACCAATAGTTGCACCACCATGAGTAACAGCCGATCTTAAATTGACATTAGCCATAGTTGTAATGTTTGGCAAGCCTAACTTAGTCAAAGATAAAATGTAATTACCATACTCTGAGGCAACAACATCATTGTTTACTGTAGTAGTTGTTCTTGGCTTGTCAATAGGAATTCGTATTGGGTTATAAGATTCGAACCTTTTACCTTTTACATAAGCAATACCAGCATTGATTGTTATATCAAGTTTAGTTGCATCAGAATCGTTGGCTTGGGTTTTGATTATGAATGGCTTAACTGTATAGTCACCAGACTCTTCGAATGTCCTTTGAGCCAAGATGTCGCCTACGACACTCAAGCTCCTATCACCAGCAGACTTAACAGCCGCCATTAATCCATTGACAATATCAAAGGATGGAATGAATGTAGTACCAGCAGAAACATTAGCTTGTAATGCCAGTGCTAATGTAATCTTATATCTGTCTGCACCAGGAGCAGTCAAGTTTGGTGTGTCTGTTGAATTGTCGTAAAGTGCAGTATCATCAGCCGCTTTAACAACTTGTTCTGAAACAGTAAAACCAACTACAGCCGTAGGTGTACTTGAATACTTAGAAATAACAATGCTTTGCGCATTAGACTGAACGAAGTGACCGCTTACGAAGAATACTGATTCTTTTACCGAGAGCCTTGTACCACGCCCAACAGCTGGATTTGCAGTAGTATTAGTAGATTGTACTTGTAAGTTTGTTCCACTGACATCGCCATTGATAACTTCACCTGGTGTTAAACGAACAGGTGTGGTAGTACCAGAAATTGAATTGTTATTTACATACTCAACAAAGATTGTTGCAGGGTCACCATCAGCCGCTGCTTTGATTTCAACAATGCGAACTTTAATAGTAGATGTTTGTCCAGTAAAAATTTCACCGATTAAAGCAGAGAACGTTGTAGGTAAAGCATATGTAGTAGTATCTAGTTTACCAAATTCAAATCTTGTATCTAATTGAATACCACCTGAATGGACAGGCGCACCTTCTTTAAATACAAAACGAGCATGTTGCTCTGCTTCTCTTTGAATAATCGTTTGAAGTTGGGTTAACTCTCTTGCTTGAAGTGCTGAACCCGAATTAAAAAGTATTCTGTGATAATTATCGCTGTCTGCGAAATCATCTCTGTATGTCTGACTAAAGCTGGTGCTTGTAACGTTGCTTACCATTATTTTCTCTTCTTACAATTGAATTACGATTTTAATATCTTCGGTTTGGTCTGTGGCTCTAGTAATAGCGGCTCTATTTTCAACATACAACACTTCACCTGAATTTATGTTAATGTTTGGAGTTGTCCATGTACTTGCACTATCTAGTGTTCCAGCACCATTACCATCTGTCTCAGTCAAGGCTTCGGCAGTTGTAAATGCAGTAAAGCCTGTGTCCTCTGTCTGATGGTAACGTATTATCTTAGTCGATGTACTATATGTATCAACGTATGCTTTAGCACCAGAAGACCCACCTAAGATAGTATTATCAGGAGTGAATGCTGTCGTCTGTGATGCTACTAATAAACTTTTAAGAGCAAATCCAGATGCCGCTGTAAAGTCGGAATCAGTTGTAGGGACTAATGGATTTTTAATTAAAGCTACTTGACGGAAATCATTATCAGTTATAAATGTGTTTGTTTCATTGCCAGCTGGTTTTGTATTGAACATAACAGCCTTTGCTCTAAGGTCATTTAAAGCGTTTGCACCAAAACCCTTATTAGGAGAAAGTACAGCACGTGCCGTAGCAGAACCAGCACCGAATGTTATAGTAGCTTTAGTGAAATCATGTCCGTGTCTAATGCCACCAGTACCATTTGAATCTAATAGGATGTCTACGACTGCGCCACCACTTATAATTGCCTTGGCTGTACAACTGTCACCATCACCAACTACTGTGACTGTAGGAATTGATGAATAACCAGTACCACCAGATACAACACGAATACTACCGATTTGACCTGATATTGCCGCTGTCTGTACGCCCTTTTGTTCTACTAAAGCCGCCGCTGACGAACTGTCTGTTGTCCCAATCAATTTTACAGGAACAAAGTTTGCAGAAAGAAACTTGTTTGCGTCTGTAGCAGAAAGGGTGTAAAGGAATTTCCAAGTGTAACCATCGGCTAATAAGAATGATGATGTTGCAGAGCCAGTTGGTTCTACAGTAGATGCTACAGCCGCACCAGTCGAGTCTTTACCTTGTTGTAGGCAAATATACACTGCATTATCATCTGTGATAACAAAGTATGGTGTAGTAGGATGCGAAGCTATGTTATCGTCCCAACCATCATAAAGTGTACCAGCTGTCCAGTTATTTCTAGGAACAACATAAGAAACGTCTTCACCAGATTTAATTGATTGAAGTTGCAATCTTAAATTACGTTCTTCTCTTAAAGTATTAACAGGTGTTGGAGCTGTGTCTGAACTATCCCAATCGATAGAGTTACCTATACCGATATAATAAGATGCTGCTGTTGTTCCAACTTCTGCGATAAGACTATCAAGAAGTACCCTTTTTAAACTGTCAGTAATAATGCCTGTCATTTGTTTTTCCTATTAAGCTACTGTAACGCTTGATTGATTACCAACGAGATACCAATTAGCACCATCCCAGATAACTGTTGCGCCGTCATATTGAGCTAGCGCAAATGTAGAACCCTGTGCATAATTTGCAGGGGTTACAGTAGCTACTCCAGCTCCTTTGTTTGTAAATATTTTAGATTCACCGACTGTTGTACCATCGGCTAAAGACACTGCTAATGCAGAACCTTTATTACAGATTATATAGCCTACTGTTGCAGAGGCCGCACCATTTGCAGTTATTGTTGCAGATGTGATTGCGTGCTTATTAAGTACAGCAGAACCAGTACCCTTACCACCAATTGTAACATTAACATTAGTATCACCACCACTTGCAATAATCGTAGGACTATTACCTGTTGCGGCATTGGCTAATGTTACTTCATTAACTGCTGAACCTGTTGCAGTTACTTTAACTAACTCATTACCATTAGTGTCATTTAAAGACGTGCCATACTTACCTGTGTTTATTACAGGAGATGTCAAAGTCTTGTTAGTAAATGTCTGTGCAAACCCAGCAAAAGCAAACGTATCATTTCCAGCCAACAAAGGTAAAGTCACAGTCCTATCAGCACTCAATTCACTTACAGCAAACACATACTGGTGATCGGCAGACGTGTCATTAATTTGTGGTGTTGTTATGACAGGAGAAGTCAAAGTCTTATTTGTTAGCGTTGAAGTTCCTGTATCTAATGTTACAGTGCCACCAGCATCGGGTATTGTTATTGTTCTGTCAGCAGTCGGGTCTGTTACAAGTAATGTTGTTTCAAAGCTATCGGCAGATGCGCCTTCAAAGACAATAGAGTTTGAAGTCAGAGTGATACCAGCCGAAAGAACATCACTGTCTCCGCCTAATTTCTGAAAAAGTTCTACAAAATTGGAATTAATTTTAGTACCAGCAGAACGTAAAGTTTCGCCTGTGCCGTCATTAGCAGCCGCTCCAATCGATATGTTTTGCCTAGTCATTAAATTTTAATCCTTTAAGCTTTAATTAATGTTATTTATAACAGTTATATGAGTTGATTTGCCAAGTCTTATTGTTTTATCTAGTTAATATACCACCAGCTGAGTCTGCAAATACAGAGCCATGCTTGCCGTCAAAGTACGATTGATCCATAGTCTCGAATGTGTTAGAGAATTTAACCGCTTTAATTGTTCCGTCACTATCTTCATCGAACCTAGGTGAGTTGGCGTCAATAGCATCTTCAATATCGTTGTACATAGCATCAAACTGTGCAACAGTAAGTTCGCTGTATACCTTAACAGTTGCATTAAGATCAACACGTTCTTTATTAAGACCTGAATCGCTTGTATCATCAAAGATACCAGTGATAGAAGTGAAGGCAGTCATACTTAATGGAGTGCCTGTAAGTTGTAATGTAACTTGACCAGCATCACTATCTAAGATAGCCAAAGGTTGAGTTCCTAAGTTTAGGTTTCCTAGACTTTCAAGAATAACTTCACCACCAAGAAAAAAGCCTGATGGATGCACAAACGATTTGTATAAGTCTCTCCACTTTGCAATTGGTACTGATGAACGAACTAATATAGATAATACTTGATATAGCGCACCATTCTGAATATATCTCAATGATTCAGAACCAATTTTAGATTCACCTACAATAAACAGGTTAGCTTTAGGATAAACAATCTCAGGTTGCTCTCCATAGAACGTTCTAAAGAAAGTTTCAGATGAAGATAAAGAACCTTTAATTCTATAGTTATCAGCAAGCATACCAGCTATCAGCCGTGGGTCTTTAAAGTAATCGGCAGTCACAAGACCTTGACCGATTTCTCCGAATATCTGATTTAGATAGGTAAGTTCTGTTGCCCTTACGTCTCTTAACTTATATAAGTTCTGTATATCATTATCAAATCCATGATTTGCATCAGAATCCATATAGTCGTAATACTTCTCAAGAAAACTTACTAGCTTAGGATACTCGGCTATGTAGTGTTCAGGAAGAACTTCTCGGATCTTGCTAGTCGATAGATTCTGACCTCTGCGATCTTCATCAAGTAATGTTTGTTGAACCATTATAGGGCTACTTGTGTCTTGCCGTAATCTACTGTACCAGCAGTAAACGATCTAGTTGTATCGATATTTAGTACATAATTTCTAAGGGGTGTAACAGTTCCTTGATTTGCAGGAGTTACTGATATTCTAATATAATCAACTCCACCAGAAATTGATACTGGTGCAAACCCTGTTATTGAAATAACACCAGTCGTAGCATTGTAAGTACCCACGTTACTGATTTGAATACCACCATCTGCATCAACAACTTGAAGTTGTGTAGAACTTAATAGATTGCGTATAGTACATAGCTTACTATTAAATGTAAATGTGTTAGAACTGACAATATAGTGAACATCGTCTGGTACGGCGAGTTGGACAGGGAAAGTGACATCGTATGCCTTGGATGTTGCCAATGTAGGCACAAACCTTCGTTGCAACTTTAGGTCTATTTTTGAATTTAAAATAGAGTCACCTATGTTATCAATCTCTGTAAGTAAATTAGACCTTCTGAATGTTTTACCGAATGCGTTTAGATTAGTTGTAAAGTAGTTTGACACAATCGTAGCAACATTAGTTTCGGCACTTTTTAATGTGACGTTGGTTTTATTAGGGTTGAAGTTAAACAATGTCGATGTTTCAAGAAACGTTATAACAGGATCAACAAACTTTGTATCTATTGTCATAATAGCCAAAGGCTTAATAAGATTAGTTATGATTTCATCTTGAGTAGCAACCTTTGATGCGGCTGATGTCGTATCAGGAAACTTGAGAGATACAAACACTTTACCATATTCTGGTGTAGGTAAGTTATCTTCTCCGCCCCAAGCAATACAATCAGATACAGCTGGATATTTTGAAAGAATTAAAGCCTTATAGTCGTCGGCAGTAACAAGTCTGTTTTGAGCAGAGAATGCAATAGGAGCATTTGATCTAATAGACTCTATTGTTTCTTTGTCTGCACCGCCACTTGCGACTGTAGATGTCGTTGATACAATAGTATAAGCAGTACCATCAACTGTGATTGTGTTAGTTGGAGTGTATGTAGCACCACCATTTGACAATGCACCTTTAGAGGATAAGTACGACACAACGATCTTATTGCCAGCAACAGGAGCTAGTCCAGTTGTAATGCCGTCACTGAATGATAATTCATAGAAAGCATTAGGGGATTCTCTTAATTGGAAAAGCCTTGAACTTGTGTCAACTGTAATTGCCTTATGTAATTCCGAGTACACAATGAAATCAGAAGAAGCTGATGAAGTGAATACGTTTATTGCAACAGTTTTTGTATCAATGGACGTTTCAGGAATGACATAAATCTGACGATCTGTGGCTGAACCAACATAGAATGTTTTTGTTTTTAGAGTGCCTTCGACTAAAGGTATTGCCGTAGTACCAAGAGCACTTAGGAAAGAATAGTTACCTGTGCCGTCATCAGTAGCAGTGTGTGCCTCAAGCGTATAGAATGTGTATGAAATGTCATCAACACTTGTAGTAAAAGTAGAATACTTTGGTAGCGTTATTGTAGCTGGTCTGCCTACAGCAGTAATAGTAGTCGATAGAGCTACGTGTGCAGTTGCAGAAGTAATTGATTTTGGATTGTATCCAAGTGTTTCTGCATGTGACACAACAGATGATCGTAATTGTGCTGTATTTAAAAATGATTCATTAAGGGCAAAGTTTGCAACTAACCCATTGAAGTGAGTGTTGTGTGCCAAGACATCAAGTATGTTTGATAATCCAGATGCTTCAAAGTTATAATCAGCGAACTCGGTTTGTTGTGACAAGTGCGTTTTAAGACTTGTTTTGATTGTTGCAAAGTCGAGTTGGGTTGACTTGATATTAGTAGCCATATTATCTTAGCCTCGTTATGTTTGTTTCGAGTGTTACAATCTCATCGGAGCTTACTACTTGAAATGTTAAGCTGATACTGATACTATTAGCATCAGGTTGTAGATTAGTAACGACGTTTTTTACTTTTGCTCTTGGTTCGTATCTATTTAGAACTGATCTAATGACAGTATCAATTTCGAATATGCTGTCGTTATCTGCTAATTGAAAAAGAATGTTGTTTAAATCCCCACCAAAACTAGGTTGAAAAGGCTTCTCATATTTATTAGTCAATAGTAGGTTCTTAACAGCTTGTTTAACAGCCGCTGCATCTGTCTTCTTGAATATTTCACCAGAAGGTTTCTTTGCAAATGTTAAATCTATATCACTGAACAATTTATTACGAGTTGTTACAATAGATCTAGCACCTAAGTTGCCGTCTTCCACTGAAAATGCTCTTGATACCATTTTTATTCGCTTTTTATTAACTTTAGGGTTGACAACTTAGTATAACGTGTATATAATAAAGAAGTAATATATGAAGCCCAGTATATACTCAGCTCTTTTAGAATCATTACTAATTAAGTTTATTTATAACACTTATTACTAATCTTATAATTCATGTAAAATTAAATCACTAGAAGATAACACATTACCATTATATCTTGTTTCTACTTCGCTTTTAAAATTACCATCAGTCACATCATAACTTTCGTTTAACATAGGGCTTATGATTATCAACTGACAACTTAATGGCACTTTAGGATCATAGCTATCATAGTCTAATATTATTTTCTGTGTAGTGGCTAAATCTTTTAAAAGATCAGCAAGCCAAAACGTTTTTTCAATATCTACAATACCAGACTCGTTTTGTATTTCCCATACAGCCGCACGTCCTTCTGACTTGTATTTATTAACACTATCTGACCACCCTTTTGATGCAACATCGTTTGGTCTTACATTGTAAAGACCTTCTATTACAACTATTCTATAATTATGCATCTCATTCTTAAATTGAGGGTCATTATACTTTTGTAATATATCAGCGTTCACTTGAAAATTTCTGGCTATCTGCGCTCTATCTTTTTTAGGCACTTGAGATATTATTCCAG